TCTCGTGTGGCCGTCCTCAACCCCCGTCAATACTACGAACTGATCCAAGCTGTTGGATCTAACGGTCTTGTGAACCGTGATGCTCAAGGTTCCGCACTGCAAGGTGGTAACGGTATCATTGAGATCGCCGGTATCAAGATCTACAAGTCTATGAACATCCCGTTCCTGGGCAACTACGGTACCAAGTACGGCGGTACCACCGGTCAGACCGATCCTGGTAACACCGGTTCCTTCGTCGGTGAAACCATGGAAGATGCCTCTGGCGCTTCTACTGGTATCAACAACGATTACGGTACTGCTGCTGAAGTTGGCTCCAAGTCCTGCGGTCTGATCTTCCAGAAGGAAGCAGCCGGTATGGTCGAAGCCATCGGTCCTCAGGTGCAAGTCACCAGTGGCGATGTGTCCGTGGTCTACCAAGGCGACGTGATGCTCGGCCGCTTGGCCTGTGGTGCAGACTATCTGAACCCTGCTGCAGCTGTTGAGCTGTACGTGGGTGCTACTGCACCTTCTGCATTCTGATATTTATCTGGGAGCCTCTTCGGGGGCTCCTTTTTTTTAATTCCTTATTGAGAATGAGAATCAATGACATTTCCTACCACTAATGCAACACAGGAGCTTCCTGCAGTAAATCAAATTTTGCAGTCATGTGGTCAAGCGCCTGTTACTACCCTAGATCAAACCAACCCGGACGTTGCGATTGCCTATCAGACTTTACTCGAAGTCTCTAGGGAAGTACAGGCTGAGGGATGGTCATTTAATAAGGAGTTTCATTACGACATGACTCCTGACACTAATAACGAAATCCTTATCCCTAATAATATGTTGCAGCTTGACCTAACACGCAACGCTGCTAACATGGATAAAGATGTAATCAGACGTAATGGTAAACTTTATGACAAAGCTAATCATACCTATACGTTTACTGAGAAGGTAGAGTGTGACATCACCTGGTTGTTTGACTGGGCTGATATTCCTGTACCTATTGCTGACTTCATTACAGCCCGTGCTGCTACTGTTGTTTCTAGTCGTATTGTTGGTGATGGTAATCAGTACCAAATCCTACAACAGAAAGAAGCTTTTACTAGAGCCACGGCGATGGAGTATGAGTGTAATCAAGGTGACTATACATTCTTTGGTCACTCAGGTAACACTAATAGATATACAAGTTACAAACCGTACAACGCACTTTATCGATAAATGGTTGCAGTTACTCAACGGATCAATAGCTACCTTGGTGGCGTATCAAAACAATCAGATGACAAAATGCTACCAGGTCAAGTCCGTGAGTGCTACAACGGATTTCCTGATGCAACATATGGTCTAACTAAACGGCCGGGTTTTAAACATGTCGTTAACCTGGGTACTGGTACCACTTATGATGATGGTAAGTGGTTCTATATCAAACGTGATGACGACGAAGAATACGTAGGTGTTATCAAAGGAAACACAATTAGCATTTGGAATGCAGTCAGTGGTAACCCTTGTACTGTTACGTATGGTACAGGCGCTCAGACATATCTAAGCGGTACTAAAACAAACTACAAAATTATCACAGTACAGGATACATCTATTGTTATTAATAATAATGTTACTGTAACTACCCGCCCAGCACCTACGTTTAATCCTCATCGTGTAGCAAGTATTGAGGTTCAGTATGTAGTCTCTAGTACTACTTATACAGTTGAGATCACAATTAACGGTTCAACTCAAACTGCTACTTACACAACCCCTAGCTCTGCTGATGTTAATACGATTCTAAATGATTTGGAATCTGACATTAATAACATGACAGGTGATCATGCTCAGATAACTGTTACCAAACTTGCTAACTCTTTGGAGCTTACTAGCACCATTGCTATGGACATCCATGCTCATGGTGGTCTTGACAACAAAGGTATGACTGCCATTGAGGATGAAGTAGCTAGTGTCGGTGAGCTGCCTCTTAAATCAGTACACAACCGTGTTGTAAAAATTGTCAACACTAGCTCTAGTGCCGATACATATTGGGCTAAATTTGTGGCACATGACGGTGTGTCTGGTGAAGGTTATTGGGAGGAGACTATAAACCCTGGTGCATCGCCGGGTCTTAATAACTCTACCATGCCTCATGAGCTTATCAACACCGCTGTAGATACGTTTGTCTTTCAAGAAATTACGTATGAAAACCGTTTAGTTGGTGATGATGAAACTAACCCACATCCTAGCTTTGTTAACGCAAAGATTACTGCTGGGTTTTTTAACAGCAATAGGTTGGGTTTCTTGTCTAAGGACAACGTAATCATGAGTCAGTCTGGCGACTTCTATAATTTTTATTTTAAGTCAGCACAGGCTACCATTGAATCCGACCCTGTTGATATTAGCTGCTCATCCATTAAACCTACCTCTCTACATGCTGCATTACCGACAGCACAGGGTGTGGTACTGTTCTCTGAAAACCAACAGTTTCTGATGTTTGCTGATGCTGGTGTGCTTACACCTGCACTAGCTACTATTCGAGCACTCTCTAACTATGAGATGGATCGAAACATCGAACCTGTTGATGTAGGAACAAACCTTAACTTTATTACTAAAACACCTGGTTACTCTCGTATATTTAGTATGGTTACTAGGGGTCAGCAAAACAACCCCCAGGTGCTAGACTTGTCAAGGGTTGTAAAAGAATGGATTTCACCTGATATAGATCAGTTAATTTCTAGCCCACAAAACTCAATGGTTGCAGCAGCTGGTCAGTCATTAAATGAGATCTTTATCTTCCGCTACTATAACGATGGTAAAGAGAATTTAATGGAAGCCTGGACTAGCTGGTTAATGCCTGGTACTGTACAATTTATTGAGACTAATTCTGATGATATGTACGCTGTTACCAAGCAAGGTAATCAGTTTGTACTGTCTAAAGCTGCACTCAGTCAAAGCCCTGAACAGGCTATTATTGTCAACAACCAGGGTCAAAAGGTTAATCCTAGTGTAGACTTGTATGCAACTGCTTCTAGTGTTGTTTACGATGCAACTACTAAAATTTCTAAGTGCTACCTGCCTTACAATGATGTCTCTACCTTGACACCTGTTATTGTAATTAAAGGTAATACAAGTTCTGGTTCATTTGTTGAATCAGGCTTTACTGTTACACCAGAACGTGGCAGTGATGGCACTGGTCCTTTCTTTAGTGTAGCTAACAAAGATTTAAGTAGCGTTGCGTCTGATGTTATTGTAGGCTTTAAATACAACTTGGATGTTGAATTACCCAGAACTTACTACAGACCTGATCCAAAGGTAACAGATTTTACTGCTAACCTGACTGTTGCACGTATGAAATTTTCTGTTGGTTTGTCTGGTATGATGAGCTTTAAAGTACAGCAGACTGGTAGACTGCCCTTTGAACTTGAGTTCACTGGTGATGGCTCGACTACTACTTATACGTTTAACAAGAGTGACCTGGATTATGTAGATAGGTCTGATGTTAAGGTGACTGTTAACGGTGTCAATCAAACTGGATTTAGTTTTAGTAACGACACAACTATTGTCTTCAACTCAGCTCCAGCTAACAATGCAAAGATTAGGTTCTTTATTCAAGACTGGTTTAGCGTGCAACCTACAATTGAGGCTAACACGTATCTAGCTAATGATGTACCCCTTGATAATGAAAACGTATTTACTATCCCCATCCATCAACGTACAGAAAATTTTAGATTAAAAATGTTTAACAATTCACCGTTTCCTGTTGCAGTTAATGCAATGATGTGGGAAGGGCAGTATACACCACGTTTCTATAGGAGGGCTTAATTATGCCAGCAGCATGGGCTATTGGTGGCGCTGTCCTGATGGGAGGGATTAGCGCGATCGGCCAATCCCAACAAAACTCTCAAGCCAGGGCAGCCGCCAATCGGCAAAATAAATATAACAAGGATGTTTACCAATTCCAATACGGAAAAGGTAAAGAACTTGGTGGAGAAGCAGGGCGGCAGTATGAATTTGCTGTTGACGGCCTTGAAATTACAAAGAAAAACAACGAGATTAATCTTCAGTTTCAAGAGTATCAATCGGTTCAGCGTTATAATTATGACATGGGTATTCGTGCTTACGAATTTGCCCAAGCCAACCGTTTGTATGATCAATCAGTTTCTACTGCACTACAGCAAAATAGTTTCAACCAACTTGCAACAGAAGCAGCTAATCTTGATCAAGATAGGTTAAATCATGAACAGGAGATTTCTTTAGCATTAGATGAAACCCAAACACTTTTAAACTACGGCATGGCTGCGGCAGGTGTTGGTCTTAAGAGACGGTCAGCCCAGTCAGCAGCAATTGGCTCAGCACAGCAACAAAGAATTTCAGCGTTAAAAGCAACTGGTGCTTCACAAGCCCGGGGTGTGTCTGGACGTAGTGCTGCTAAAAATGTCCAAGGTATGCTAGCAGAAAGCGGTGCACGTCAAGCTACTATTGTTGATAAACTTATGTTTGACTTAGAAGCAACTGACCAAGAACTTTTTAAAATGAATCAACAACTGGTCATGGATCAGGTTGGTTTTGAGTTTACTAGGGACAGTATTGCGATGACTGATAAGGCAGCACGTACTAAAATCAAAGGGCAATCACTGCAAGCTGCTATTAATGCTGCAGCAAGTATTGCACTTAAGCCTGAGATTGCACCGCCTATGCCTAGACCGGTTGCTCTACCACGTCCTGAGTATCAAGATGTGTACAAACCTAAGAAGCCACCTAAGCCGATGAAGAGTGTTGCTATGACATCCAGCCCACTCCTGGCTGGTCTTAGCGGTGCTATCCAGGGTGCACAGTCTGGTTTGAGTATTGGTTCTACTATCGCCAACTGGCCGTAATTCCTAAACTAACCTATGTCTAAATTTAAAAGCTTTGCACAGCAGGGTAGCTTTAGGGATTACCAGATCCAAGCCCCTGACGAAACCGGTAAAATCAAAGAAGAAACAGCCCGCACCATCCGTGGTAAACAGCGGGCTCAGGCATCTCTAGAAAGACAAAATAATCTATACCTACAAGCACAGAAGCTTGCACAAGGTGTAGAAGAAAATCAACGTGAACAGAACTTTAAACTTGAAACTGAAAACCGGAAAGCATTTCTAGATGCTCTCCGTCGTGATAACGAGATCGCGACTCAAAACGATAAGATCGCTGCAGCACAAACTGCAGATACTTTTAAGCAACTCAGTGCTTTCTCTAAGTCTGCTTTTGAGTTGTATGGTCAATACCAAGAACTAGATCTTAAGCGTAACCAGCAAGAAAATGCTAGAATAGCTTATGCTGCTGGAGCTGATTACAAAACAGTTTTAGCAATTCAGTCTTTGGGAGACAATCTTACTAAGTCTGAATTCCAACAAACAGAGTTTATGCGGCAAAAGCTTGCAGAGGGTGGTAATGTAGATGCCCTCTTTGCATTGTACGAAAGACGTGCTAGTAAAGCTTTTATTAATAATATTGCGGTTGCTCAGAATACTGCCTACAGTTACCATACTGCTGCACAGCAAGAGC